GAACATCAGCTTCTTGGAGCTTGCCCGACAGCATCATTCCACCGTTGGCCACAAATCGCTTCTCTTCTTCAGTTAGGAGATCTTGGCAAGTGCCACCCTCACATAACTCATAATATTCCCGTAATAATTTCTGTCCCATAAGCTTAATCCTCTTGTTAAGATCCTTTGCAGCACCGTCTAACGGGCTGAAGCATCCATTTGGTGGTCCAAGTGTCTATATTCATACTTCCCATGTGTCTACCTTTTGTGTGATGTTAATACCCGTGTCGCCCACAAGCATATTAAGAACATATGATGTTCCTGATGAGATACACCCTAAAATCAGATAATTTACAGCGGTCACATCAAAATTAAATAGTTCTGTATAAGGAGAAAGTAGCATCAAAATCCACCCTACGTGAAATCCGATACACATTGGACACGAAAATAAGTTTCCGAGCCAGCCGGTTGTGGGGCGGATTCCTTCTAAAATCTTTCCATAAACTAAAATTTGGGTGAGCCCATACGCTGCTAATATAAAATACAATAAATCCATTTATTTCTCTACTCCTTGCTCTTCAATTGTCCTGCTTTTGTAACCGAGTTTCCCATTGATCCGCCTATGTTTTGTTTAGCTAACCAATCTTGAATAATCTTATCCATATTAGGAACCTTTTCATGAGGACTTTCTGCCACCATGCGTTCGATTCGCGGGATCATATCTTTGATAAATTCATCCTCTAGCTTGTCATCAATTAATTCTTGGAACCCATCACTTAAATTCAATGCCGCTAAAAAAGGATTGCCGGCCGTTTTGGAGTCGGGCTCTTGAGCATAAGTTTTAAAAAGTCCGGATGCCACATCCGCTATGGCTGTGCCTGCTCCGGCGACGGCGCCTGCCAAGCCGCCTGTTAGTAACGATGCTACTCCTAATCCTGCTTTTCCGAGGGTTTTAGCTAATTGTACCTCTCTCTCTTTGGTCATCTCGCCGGCGCGCTTTTCTTTGGCAAATTCAATTGCAAGTGCGAGCTGATTCCAGGTAATGCCTGCATCAGCACCCTCGGTTTCTTCTGCGACATAAGCCTGCCACCGTTCCAATAGGAGATTCATCTCTGTCATTTTTGATCTCCTAAATGGTATACAAGTAACTCAATGAATATGGGTCACGAATATAACCGGGGCGTATCGAGCCCTGTTCCGTTTCTTGAGGTACTTCACCCAACTCGGTAGAATCTTCTTTGTCCGGATGAATCAACTCATCATCTGTCATGCCGATAATAGCCTCCGTCGCCTCAAAATACGGACGCTCTTCTTCGATGAAATTAGAAATATTAATAAGAGCCAATTTGGGGCCACTAACTTTATCCGAAGATGCTTGTTCTATGCTGCCCTCCAGCGCTCCAAAGTAAGCTCCAGATTGAATCGACTCGGGAATAATAATTCCTTTTTTGCGTAAAAACGCAAAAAGGCGATTTTGGGCACCGTATACCAAATCGTTCATCGTCTCTTTAGGAAACGCTGTGACTTTGTTGGTCTTGGTTGAGAGAACAATATCGATATCGCCGTGTCCAAAAATCATCAAATCGCCGTTAAGGCTCTTGCGGACATCCATTTCTAAACGTACAGTGGCGCCATCCGCAGCGCTACCGATTCTAACGGTTACTGCCATTCTCTTGAATCTCCTTTACCAAGCTTTGGGTACGCAATATGGTGAGCAAAACATCGTCGCTAAGAACGCATTCGTTGTAGCCCTCTAACCTCTCTACAACTTCACGAGTTTTATCTAACATGGTTTGATCGTTTGAGATCTCGGCGTCAGTTGTTGCTTCATTAAGAGCACCTTTGAGACGGTTGATTTCCTCATTCAAATAAATCTTAAGTTCTAACGCGTTGTCTGTGAAAGAAGAAATGTAATAAGACAGCAGCTGTTTTTGCTCTGCGAGTAACGAGGTATTGTATTTGCTATTAAACTTTTCTACAAATGTTTTTACTACCAAATTATCAACTTCAGGGCTTTCGGTTGTTTCTTCTTTGCCGGTGGACATGCTGTTAATGATCTCGCCTTCTAAAATCACCTGATCCCGCGGGGATGTTTTGTGGGAAAAGATTTGAGAAATTGTTGCCAAAGTTTTATAATTGGGCACAAACGCATTAAAGACTGAGGGTTCTAATTCGGTATTGATATCCTGAATCAGGGCGCTTTGAGCTTTGAAGAGTTTAGTGGGGTCAATCAGCCGACTGGCCAGTTTAGCTTCTTTTAAAATCTTTTCGCACGTCGTTGAGTCTAAGTTCTGATTTTCATATAAAGATTGATAATGTTGCAAATCTTGATGTAAAATAGATCCGGCCCTAAAGTGCTTCCGAAGTAATTGTACTACTTGTTTGCGGCGGGTTTCATCTTGCTTTAAAATGGCAGCCGTGGCCTCTCTAATTAAAGCTTCGTAAATAAATGCCGTGTTTCTTTTTTTATTGTGTCTAACTTTCATCTTTGTGCTCCACAGATTCTAATCCTTTAATTAAATCACGAATCGATTCATTAATTTGAAAAAGCTTAGCTTCTTCACGAGACTCGTCTTCATTATAAATAGACATATCATGTTCATAAATCCCGCTCGTCAACCCATTCATTTGTGTAAGTGACTGGATGTCGCTCATTCCGGGTACAACATTTCGCATAGCGGCACTCCCTTTTTCCCGATTATACTTAGCAGCATTCGACCGAGTGCGTGCGCCCGCTTTGCGGCGATCTACCTTCTTAGGGTAATAAACTTTGCCTTTTGCGCCCGGCGTCAGACGGGGCTCATTGCGCGAGCCAGGAGGAACTGCTAATAGCGTGGACTCCTCTCCGCCTCCTTCGTCGCCCCCGAGATCTCCCCCGGCATCACCGGCCGGCATCTCATCTGGTCCTCCTCCGAGGTCTCCACCTAAATCACCACCTAGATCTCCGCCTAAGTCTCCACCACCAAGATCTCCTCCAAGTCCACCGCCGGCGCCTTCGGCCGCGGCCTGTTCCGCAACTGCTTGAAGCTCAGCATCGTGCTTGCGATCATAATACATTTCGCGTTGATTACGTACAAACTCTTCAGTCGACATGCCAAAGATGTTTTCAGTAACCCAGCGCCTGGAGAAATAGCCTTCTGTGGCGGATGCAGCAATATCAAATTTCTGCTTCCAGTGCTCCAGTTCTTGAAGCTCTGCAATCTTCGAGGGATTGTTCAAAGTTAGTTCAAAAGCTAATAAATCGTCACCGCGGAAGCCCAGGGTATAAAGATGAATAATACCAATCTTAGTTAACTCTGCGATGATAACACGCTGGAGTCTCTGGATGGTTCGTGAAAACCTAATGTCTTTCTGCGCTAAGGTTGTCTTGTCTTCTTCTGCTCCCTCACCCATTGTAAGATAGGATTGGGGAATCTTCAGAGCCGAGAACAACTTATCACGCAAATACTTAATATCATCAATTGCGGTGATGTTAGAGGCACCCGCAAGACTTTGGATGTCTGTCACAGAACCGGCCCGTACGGGAATAAAATAGTCTTCTTCGATGCTCATCGGATTATAACGAAGATCAACGCGGCCGGTGTCAGGGTCAATAACCTGATGTCGCTTCAGTTGTGTAACAATCTTTTCCATGTACTGCTCAACTTCATTGGGAGGAATAGCTCCCACGTCGATCTTAAAAACACGTCGTTCGGAAGAGCGTACAACACGATATGCCATCATCGCATCCTCCATCAACACTAGCTGGCGCCAGATGCGCCGTGCTGGCTCCAAAATGGAAGTCCCATACGGAGCATACTTATCATTTCCTAAGACGCGGAAATGGCAAATTTGCCAGTTTTCAAAAGTCATTCCGGCAGAGTTCCACTGGTATTGGATATAATTAGGGTTAGTAGCGTCTTTACCTTCCAATCTCTCGATTTCTTGTGAAGGTAATGCAATCACCGACGTGATACCATATTTGTCATCGATATCCAAATACAAAAAGAAGTCTCCATATTTACACATCGTACGTGCCCAGCCGAAAAGGTTATACTTAATATTCAGAATGCTATCAAACAACACATTCAAGACCGCACTAATTTCTTCATTAGGACACCGAATGTTTAACATCGGACGCAACTCCGAATAAGTGGTCATTTCGTCTGCATAGATATCTAAAGTGGAAGCAATCTCGGGCATATATTCCATCTGGTCAAAATCTACATAGCGCTCGCTGCGGCGCTGATTGGCGATGGCATTAACCGCTAAGTTTTCTAAGGGGCTGTAGAGGGTTTTCTTAAACTGTTGTCCAGACGCAGACTTGAACCGGGAAGAAAATCGATCAAGATGTTGGCGTCGAATGCGACGTCCTGATTGAGACCGGTAGTTGATAATAGGACCAGAAAAGAGGCGCGTTAGGGCCTTGAATAATCCGGAGTCGCTATTAGTTGGGTTGTTATTTCGATTAGGGGATGCCATTTATTTTCTCACTTAATAATCCATTTAAATTGATCATATATATTTTGTGCTTCTTTAACTTTTTTATCCAAAGCGTTGTCTTTCTTGTAGCCATGCTGTCCTGAGACTTGAGTGTTCATTGTCGTTCTGGTGGTTATAATTGAATTTAAGAAGGCCTTGTTGTAGTTTAATTCTCGCGCATTAGATTGAAGAGCGGTATCGCGGACCCAGCAAGCAATTGCCAAAGCTATAATGAGATCGTCATTATATCCTTTCATAGCTTGCGGCTTTCCATTTTTCCAAATAAAGGTTTTCATTTCATTGACAGTTCGGGAAGAATACACCTTAATTAGTTTGTTTCTGATAAACTCCTCTAATTTCGCAACGATGAGTGGCCGCGTTTTAGATGTAGTAGAAAAGCCTGCAATTGCCGAATTCACAGCATCCGCTTGGTGCTGTTCGATATATTCATGCGTGGATTTAATTGAATAATATAAGTTAGGATAACCTGCTTCAACTAGTTTGTCAAGTACTGTATACCCAATATTGTTATTTTCTACCACCATCATGGCATTTCCAAACTCTCGGCCGACTTGATTAAGCATGTTTGCAAACAAATCAGGAGTTAATTTTCCTTGGTATTCTCCGATAATTTCGAGAGTCTCCAGCTTAAGAATATGAAAAGTTGAGAAGTCGGCGCCATCGCCGCGGGCCACGTCTACCACCATTAAGTAATTGCAACTAGGATCAAACTCTTCCCAAATCCAAAAATTTCGATCAAAGCCTGTGCGATATTTCGGCTCCTTCACATTCCCTAAAAGCCACCCCATGCATTCGGGATCGATAACCGTTTCACCTGAAGTATTGAAATTGCATTCTAGCTCTTGCGCAATTTGGCGCTTGGACATGTTTCTAGTTTCTTTAGAATACCACTGTTCGTCTCGATCAGGGTGAACGTCCCACGGCAGCGTGGTAAGATTAAAGTTATTAGCGCCACCTTCCGCATCTACGCACGTTTTATGAAACCAATTTCCCACTCCATTAGGAGTTGACAACGCAATGCATCGCCCACCGGTGGAGAGCGTAGGATACAGACCAGTCCAAAGTTCTTCGAGTCCTTCGATGTGAGCGGCCTCGTCCAGCACCAAAAGCGACAAAGCTTCCGAACGACCGGCATCGCCAGACGTGGAAGCGGCTTTAATTGAAGAGCCATTAGATAATTCGAAAGACGTGCGATTGTCTACGCTGATGGTTGCAATCTTTAACCAGTCTGGTACATTTCGCATAATACCTTTAACCTTTTTAACAAGGTTTCCGGCCGTGGCGAATTTGGTAGCCATTACAAGAATAGCCTTGTCACGATGAAATAACATCATCCATACAATATACCCTGCGGTGACAGTAGAGATTCCAAGCTGCCGGGCTTTCAGAATAATATTAAAACGATAATCATTAAAATCATATAAAAGGTCGTCTTGGAAATCATATGTATCAAATAAAATCAACCCATGAAGGGGATGGGATATGCGAGCGTAGGTCTTGAGAAAATAGGCGGGGTCCTTACCACACTTGAGGATCTCGTTGACTTGCTGTTTTTTGTCTAATTGAAAACTCATTCATCATCTATAATTTCTATGGTTTCTTCAATTGGTTCGGACTCTTCATTGAGGTCGACGCACTCGTCGCCTTCCAAAGTTTGTCCTGGTTTACAGGGGGCGACTTTTTGTTCCATCGTTGCTCTCGCAACTTCTTCCATAATGATCTCTTTGAGACGTGCAATAGAAATCTTCATTAGTCCTTCTTCCTTGTGTCATTGTCAGGGCGCGAACCGCCTTTGCCATTCCAACCGCCTTGATCTAAAAAGGTTTGCCAGCTACGTTCCACAGGATTAGTATTACCGCTATTATCATCATTCATGGCCTCATCGAGACCGCCAATACGATAATGCTTCTTCGCTTGTACCCACGTACGCACCCGTGAAGTATTTTGAACAAACACATCAACTTCGCCTTCTTCGGTGAGCGTGACAGGATCTCCAGTAATCTTTTTATATTCTTTCTTAAGCCATCCAGCAATATCTGTCAGCCGTTGATCCATCTCTTCTTCAAATCCACCATCATATACTTCTTTTAGTTGAATTTCGGATTGATAACTCAAGCACATCATATTGCCATAAAACTTCACATTAAAGCCATCCATAACTCGCTGATCAATAAGAGCATTTCCTTCTTCACGACGAAGAATGCCCGGCTTGTCCGGCTCATAATCTTCGCCCAATGCGCCATCATAAGCATTAGCGGCGGCTTGTGCTAGACCTTGTACGATTTCATAAACTGTTGCCATTGGTTGTTTCCTTATTCTGATTCTGGGGGGTTAGTATCGCCAGATGCGTCTGCGTCCCCGCCGATTCTTTTTTTGAGAGTTTGCAAAACTGTCTGAAGAGTGGTTCGATGCCCTTGGAGATCTACACCGGGCAGCGCTGCCAAGTTCAATAAAAATTGATCGATCTGGTGGATCAGGGCTCGTTCGTTATTGTCGACTTCGGCATCGGCATCTTGTCGTTGTTGTTTGGCGGCGCCGGTAAACTGTCCTCCGGTCATCGCTTGATTTTTTAAGCGCACCTCATCGGACTCCTTCAACACTTCTATAATGACGGCATGTAATTTTTGTTTAGTTAGTTTCATTTTTTAGGTCTCCAGCCGGTGCTCCATCTTTCTTCTCTGTCTTCCACATATTGAATGTAGCACTTATAGCAACACTCAAATTTTAGAAGACAAACATCGTCTACTGTTTTTTTCATAGATGAAGAACACACCGGACAACGTTGTAAAGAATCTCTATTAAATAGTTTCTTTGAAACCTTTATACCATTTACATCGATTTTCTCTTGCCACTTATCATTTTCCCCTGTCTTTTTATAAAGTTCTTGCATTTGGGAAAGGTATTCTTTTTCTTTGGTTTCGTCCCAATTAGCACGAGGGTTTTGAATGGCCTCGTCGCCATATTTCTTGGCAATTGCCTGCTCAATAGCTGCAATTTTGTCCGGATCTTTATTCTTCATTAAACAACCGATAGGCTGCGTAGGTGCTTAAGATGCCCACAGCCACGCCGCCAACCCCCCATATCCAATTGTTCTCAGGAGACTGTCGTAAAAGTGACTGTCTTAGCTGTTCGATTTCGACATCTTTCTGTTGGATTAGTAGTGCGCTTTCTTCATTTAAGGCATTGTATCTAATTTCCCAATCTCGCACAACCTGCTCATAAGCTGCCGACTCTACCGAAACCTCGTATTCAATGCGCGCCTGACATGCAGCGTTGGCTGTTGATTGGCGGGCTAAGATCTCGGAAAGCGCGGGTGGATCAAATAAGATCCCCTCAAACGGAGCACATTGCTGTTCGCCCAGAAACGTAAATTGTCCCGCATCTTGGGCTTGGGCCACAGAGCCCAACATTAATAATACACTAAGGAACATAATCAAATCCATACATTAACATGATCGCCTCGGACAAGGCTTCGGGATCTTGAGAAAACTGCCGTCCGTATTCTTCGCGCTTTGTCTTTCTCAATTCTTCGAGGGTGTCCTGGCTGCGCTGGTAGTCATTCTCAATCTGCTCCATTGCATCTTTGTAAGTCTGCAGGGAGTTCTGCAGTTGGCTTAGCTCTTGTTGGTGAATAGCTTGAAGTCCTGCAATTTGTGCTTGTAATGATTGGTGAGTTGCCTCGTAAGCATTTTCTAATTGCTTATAATCATAGCGCATTTTGCCTACTAGCACAAGCGAGAGAAGGGCGATGAGTACGCCCTTCCAGTTTTGTATTAAAAATTGTAAAGCTATTTTCTTAAACGTCACTTAAGCCCCTTTAATCTTTCGACAATATCGACGGCGCCTTGGGTTCCAATAAAGACAGTGCTAATAATGACCCAATCGCCACTCGTAAGGTATCCTGCAAAGGCCAGGGAGGATGCAGTAATCCATACTAAAAGCTTACGGGATGTAAGCTTAAGAAGCCATGTATCTAAAAATCCTTTGTGCTCAGCCATTATGATGCCCAAAGCCATGCGTGGCTGCATGCGCCGCCTAGGGCAACAAGACCCAACAACAGCCACCAACTGGCTCGGCTGTGTCCGTCTTGAACTTCACTCCATACTGACCAGCCCAAATCCAGTACCACGTTCCAAACGTGACCTAGGGCAGTCCAACATGTACTCCATGCTTTATTTAATAAATTCATTGTGTTTTCCTCTCTCTATTGTTTGGGAAGTTTGCCGCGTTCTTCATACGAATAAGCGATTGCTTGACACTGCTTCGGGTTATCGTCACATTCGCCTGCTTGCGTCATCACGTCAATCTTCTTTGAAACTCTTTTCTTTCCTGCTTTGGAAACTTTTGTCTTTTTCTCGGCGAGATAGGCTGCGAGTTCTTCTCGAATCATCTCGTCAAAAAACTTAAAACGCTTTTTCTTTTTGGGGGGCTCTTCCATGGCCTGTGTATCCGCGGCCTGCGCATCATTATAAAGCTGCCACGCGACCGCATCAATGGCATGCCGATCTATGCGTTCTGTATCCAAAAAGTGGGCCAACAGTTTAATGGCTCCTTGACGATATTCTTCAGGAGGTCGCACCGGGGCAGGCTCATCATCGATAGGTCCAGCCCATTCGCCTCCTAGTTTATCAGTTGTTTTTAATGCCTCGGGATCTTCTTCTGGCTCTTCAAAATCTTCTGGCTCGTGTTGCGCCAAAGTCTTGTGAGGGTTAAGCTCATCTAATTGTTCGGCTCGGGGTATCATACCACCGGGCTTGCCGACGCCCCGACCCGCCACAGCCTGGGCCATGCCAATCAACGCAGCATCTTCACCAGTCACTGCGGCTGTTAAATAATCAATACTGATGTCAATATTGTCTAGTCCGTCGACTACTTGTTTCAATAAATCTTCCATAGCTTGGGTGGAAATCTGGGTGTCTTGTTCTACCAAGAGACGAGACAGTTCGTGGCGCACTTCTCCTTCCACAATAGCTCGTTGTGTTTCGCGTAAAATAAGGTTTAATAGTTTTTTGCGTGTCAGTTTCATGAGGGGCATCCAGGGTCTAGCTCGACAGGAGGTGAAAGGGGCGTAGGTATATACACATCATTCGGGAGAGGAATTCCTTGATTAATTATGTCTTGCATTTCGTTTAGTCTCTCTTGTGTGTGATGGTGTTGTTTTTTCATAGTGAGAAGAGTCATAATCGCCAACATTAATGCCAAAGCACCAGGGCTCCACAGCCCATTAACGATTCGTTGAAGTTTCTCGATCATTGCAACCCAGCCCAAGTTAACATAGTAATTAGTACTAAAATTGTACCAAGCGCTCCGCCGGCAACAATAAGATCTTTCCACTTAATTCCGCGCCAATCAAGCCAATCATTCAATTTATTCCACAGTTTCATTTAAATCTTTCCTCCGTCTTGGCCCGTACGGCGGCATGTTCTTTGAGAAATTCCGGAATAGCGGCAAGGATGTCTTCTTCGGTGCAAGGACCGTCATACCACTCCACAAAGAGTGCTATTCCATTTACTTTGGCAATCTCTTTCATTCGCACGTTTTTAGCGCGCAATACTTTTTCGAACAATTCTGCGCGCAACTCGGCTGTGCATTTGTTCGGACTGTCCGAATTCGGACTAACTAGGGATAATAACTTCTTCAACAGATTCATTTCTTTTTCATCTCCTCGATGCGCTGTTCATATTCCGTGCCTATCTCAATCAACTTGTCTACCTTTAAGGGAGCCATACCCAGCGCAATTAAAAGAGGGCGTAGTGCATTTAAACACCATGCTGGTGTTTTTGATGGAGACCGTAGTCCGAGAGCTTTCATTGTTTCTAACAGTGCTTCCTCACCACCTATTAAGCTCCCAGTCCACAGGTCATAAGCTTCATAATTTTCAACAGCTTCCGCATCTTGTTCTAGAATCTCATCTAAAAGTTGTTGCTTGTGTATCGCCGAAAAGTTTAATCCTAAAATAAGACGTTCTAGTTGAGAAGGGGTGATCTTCATTTGTTAATCTCCTAGTGCATTGTGATGTTGAAGCGTTTGCAAAAATACACTTAAAAGCTTCAATCGGCTAGAGCCAATGCGTCGGAATTCGCCGGCGGTGGCGGCTTCAGACATGTCGCTCAACTCCTGGGCTATTCTGTTTTTGATCTGATCTACTCTTAAGCCTCCATATCCCGGAATTAGCACTTCTGCTTCATCAGGAGTGACGTCGCCTTCAACTGGCTCGGCGTACATGGGGCCGTACTCATCATATTCTACTTCTTGAAGAGTTTGCAATTCTTCTTTAATGACCTGCTGCAATTGTGATTTAGTTAATTTCATTTGTCTTTGGGTAACCCATTCATACTTATTTTTTTTTCAAGCCTTCTTTATACCGCTTGTACTTGCGACCCGTGTAGGGATCGTATTCGCGCGGGGGGGCGGCGCGGGTAGCGTGGTTTCGACGGTCAAAACCTGGATTGCGCCTGTTGAACGCTTGTTGACGTGCACTACGCTCTTCGGAGCCGGCTTCCCACTGCGCAGCCTCTTCGGCTTCTTTTTCTCGTTGTGCGCGAATCTCAGCGGCTGCTGGGTGATCCATCGCGAGTGCCAGATCCTCGGCGGCCCACAGCAGACAATTCCCTCCGACGAAAGAACCTTTGAGAGCGTCGGTGGCCTTCTTCAAGTAGTAGTCAATCGCACCTACTTCATCGGTAAACTGGACGGTTCCGGAGGGAGTCCACGCTCCGCCGGAAGCGATGTCGGAGCGCATCTTGGCTTGCAGATCTTTCACTGTGAGCCCGCCATGGCGCGCGCCTGAGCGGCATTTTCTTTTCATTCTTTCTTTTTCGAGTCTCTTTCTCGCGGCTTTCTTGTCAGGCTCTTCGACATACTTTCCGCGGACATATTTTTCGGACAGTACTGTTTCAAGTTCTTCTTGAATAACCTGCTGGAGGCGTGATTTAGTAACTTTCATTGTTATTTTCCTTTGGGCAACCCATTCATACATAGCAACGCAACAAGCCCAGGGACACTATCATTAATGTAAACGCCTGAAAAAAGTGTATCCGTTCTGCCACCAACATATCCAATCGCAGCATCCATGTGTTTGCTGATTTCTGGATCGTTTGCCATCTCAGACGACGCGATCAATAGTAATGCGCCAGTCTTGGGCTTTCCTTTGGGGGCTGGACACGGTGAGCGCTTCATGCAATTCTGGAGAATCATTGCTCCAAGATTGGGAGTGGCGGGGTCTTTCACCATGGTCGAACCAATAAACATTCTTTGTGGAGTTCTCAAACACCTTTCCAGATCTTTCGTATCAAACGATTGAATTGGAGATTTATCGTTGGACAGCTTTAAGACTTGAGTTACCAGCTTGGCAAATGCAGTGTTGGCCGTGGGGAAAAGATTAAGCATTCCTACCTTTCCACGAAGTAATTTGACTTGCCGCTCATTATCCAAAACAATATGAGTGTGCTTAGAAACATCATTAATCAAAGCAAGTGCATTCTTGCTAATCGTTGGGTTCAAACACTCTTGTGCCGTAGGCCATGAAGTAATATACACTACCTCTCCTTGAGCTTGCACAGACTTAAGATAGCGTTCGAACACAGTGTGCAAAGAAGCGACGGCAGAACCTGTTCCACCGCCGCCTCCTGCGCAAACGAACAGCCAGTCTACTTTGCCTAATTTTGTGCGGAGGGCGTCTTCTACGACTGTACTGTTTGCATCAAACACAGCTTTTCCTAAATTCACATCTTTTCCGATGCCATCGGCGTCGGGAATCAGAACAACATGTTTGTCATCCACATCGCTAGGAATATCTTTAGCAGTGGTATTGACAAGCAAAGTCCTGTTGTAACCAAGATCGAGAAAGGCTTTGGCCATCTTGCCGCCACCTCCTCCCACGCCTACAACGGCACAGTTCAAC